TGGTGATAAAGAATTCTTTTCTAAATTTGGTCTTGAGATTCGTAACAACGTTTCTGTAGTATTATCCAAACGTTCATTCTCTCAACGGGTACCTCAAAATTCATTTACACGACCAAGAGAAGGTGATCTTATTTGGATTCCATTCTTATATGGTACTGGTGAACTTTATGAAATTAAATTTACAGATGCTACTAAAGACTTCTTTACTTTAGGTCGTAAGAACCCATATTTCTATGAACTTCAACTTGAGAAATTTAAATTCTCTAACGAAGTTATTGATACAGGTATTGATTCTATTGATGCTGTTTCTGTTGAAGATTCTTATACAATTGATTTAGTTATGAAAGCAAATACATCTAATTATCAAGCCCACGAACTTGTTTATCAAGGTACAAATGCAGCTTCAGCAAATGCTTCAGCTACAGTATCTTCATGGGATGCAGCAAATAAAATATTACACGTTACAAACATTTATGGAACATTTGTTAATAATGCAAATGTTATTGGTTCATTATCAGGTGCAAGTATTCAATTAGAAACATATGATCCATTAGATGTTACATTAAGACGTGAAGTGTATGATAATAAAGAAATTCAAACAGAGGCAAATCAAATTATTGACTTCTCTGAACAAAATCCATTCGGTACACTATAATGTCAACATACAATAAAATTATTAGAAAAATGGTTGTAGCATTTGGTAATGTCTTTGATGACATCACCTTGACACGTTACAATCCAGATGGCACAGAACAAGAACACATGAAAGTGCCTCTTGTCTATGCTTCTAAAGAACGATATGTTATGCGTATCGAAGAAGATCCGGATATTGATAAAAAGGTACAAACAACTTTACCTCGTATGTCTTTTGAGTTGAATGGTATCAAATACGATTCATCAAGAAAACAATTAACAAATATTAAAAACTTTGCTAAATCATCTAATGCGGATACTATATTATCACAATATAATCCTGTGCCATATGATTTTGACTTTTCATTGTGGGTCTATGTAAGAAATATTGAAGATGGTACACAAATTATTGAACATATTTTACCATTCTTTACACCAGATTATACATTGAAACTTAATCTTATTCCTGAAATGGGAGTAATTAAAGAAGTTCCAATTATTTTAAAAGATACTGAATATGAAGTTAAGTATGAAGGACCAAGAGAACAAGAAACAAGAACCATTATTTGGACTTTAAACTTTACAGTTAAAGGTTTCATATTTGGTGCTGTATCTGAACCTAAAATTATTAAACACTCTATCACTAACATTTACGATGATGCAACATTATCTAAATCAGTTATTGAATTTAATATGTCGTCTTCTGGTATAGGTGATTTCCAAGAAGGCGAACTTGTATTCCAAGGATATTCTCTAGATTCGGCAACTGCTACTGCTACTGTTCTATATTGGGATGCAAGTAGACATGTATTGGTTGTTAAAGATTTGATTGGTAATTTTTTAACATCAAATCCTATATATGGTAGAAAAACAGGTGCAACTAGAATATTACAATCACATGCAATTACTTCTGAGAAATTAGTAAGTGTTCATGTCAAACCAAATCCTCTAGATGCTAACGCTAACAGTAATTATACATATACCACAAGCATTTATGAGTTCCCTAATGCGGATGCAGATGTTGATAATGTAACTTTTGATACAGAATATCTCAGTATGGATAACATATACATAACAATGGACAACGGATAATAAGGATAAAAAATGTCTCAACAAATAATTAATACAGGAGCAGTAGCAAATGACGGCACAGGAGATACGTTAAGAGATGCCGCTGTTAAAATTAATGATAACTTTACAGAACTTTATTCTACAACTAATTTAGGTTCATTTAAAATATCAGGTAGCACATTAGGAACTCAAGGTGTTGATGCTAACACATGGGGTGCAAATTGGATATATCTAGACCCAGCTGGTGAAGGTTGGTCTGGTATTGCTATTCCAAGTTTAGATGCTCAAGCTTCTGGTTCTAACCTACAAATTTATAATAACCATCAAACTGGTGGTGCAATACAATTAACAACTTATGGCGGTACCTGGAATTTTGATCATGACGGCAAGTTTACAGGTCCAGCTATGGGTGGTGTTGTATTTGGTGGGGCGATTGTTTCTAATTCAGGTAATTATTATCAATATGATATTAATGAATTTAGTTATGCTTTTTATAATAATTATAATGAAAAAGACGAAAATCGTATGATTTTTGCGGCTGTTCCAGCCGACCAAATTGTAATTAATGGTGCACCACAAGGTCCAAATAATATATTTGGTTATGCAGTGACTATTAATGACACTTTAGTGTTGAGTGGATATACTAATGATAATAAACATTCAATCATCAATAATCATAACGATTCATTAAAACTTGTGACTAATGTTCAAACTGAATTAGTTTCTACTACATTTAATAAAAATGATGCTTATACAACTGCTAGATGGTCAGATGAAGCTAATAATGAAATTGTCTTTACTGGTGCGACTAGTGGTTTTGGTGATGTATTATATACATTACACATTGGTGATAGTATTACTTTATTTGATGGAGAAATTACACACAATGTTAATGTTTCTAAGAGATATTGGAATAATAGACTTGGTGTTGATACAGTTGCACCAACAGCAAATTTAGATTTAACTTCTGTTACTTTTGATATTAAAATTCCAACAACAACTGCATGGGAATTTGCCAATACAGGTACATTAACATTAGCTGGTTCTGTAGTAGGTAGCAACACAACTTCAAATTATATTGATACAATAATAGAATTAGATGTTAATGCTACAATTATTAAATTAGAACCAAAAAATTCATCTGGAGCACCACATTATCATCTAGGTGATGGTGTTGAAGGTCAGATTATGTATATTGTTCCTACTATAGGTGGATTAAATGATGATTATACAAGTATGACAATTTCACACGCTAGATGGTCTAATGGAAATGGAGTCATTAATGATGGTACAGATGTGGGTTGGTGGTTGCCTTTTAGAAGCACTTCTACTTGTTTAACATTAATATTTAATGATGGTTATTGGAATCTTCCACACAACGTATTTGATTAAGAATAAATTATGTCTAAATTTGATGAAAACATGAGTGAAATATTTGATACTGATCCTATCAATAAACAGATAGAACAATTACCAATAGCTCAAGAAGAACCACAACTTCTTGAGCCTAAAGGTGTTGAAGCTATTCTTCAAGATGATTTAATGAAAGATTATGATGCTTCACGTAAAGCACTTCGTGATATTGTCAATAAAGGTAATAATGCTATTGATGATATTTTAGAAATTGCTCGTGAATCAGAACATCCAAGAGCATTTGAAGTGGCAGCTACGATGATTAAAAACGTGGCTGAAGTCAATGAAAAACTAATCAATCTCCAAAAACAAATGAAAGATATTACTGGTGCTAAAAATCAAGCACAACTGAATGTGGGTAAGGCTGCTATATTTGTAGGTTCAACTGCTGAACTTTCTAAAATGATTAAGAATGAAATTAAAACAATAGATAATGAGTGATAAAGAAACCTATCGTGACAACCCCCTGCTCAAGCGGGTAGGTGTCAAATATAACTTCACACAAGAAGAAATTGCTGAGTATATCAAATGCTCACAAGATGCCGTTTACTTTGTTGAAAAATACATCAAGATTGTAAACGTTGATGAAGGTCTAATCCCATTTAGAATGTGGGACTTCCAAAAGAAAATGGTACAAACGTTTAGAGATAATCGTTTTGTTATCATGAAGATGCCTCGTCAGGTTGGTAAAACTACCACAACAGTTGGTTATCTTCTTTGGCATACACTCTTTCAAGATTCACAGAACGTTGCTATTCTAGCCAATAAAGGTTCTCTAGCACGTGATATTCTTGCCAAGTATCAATTAGCTTATGAAAACTTACCTATCTGGTTACAACAAGGTATCGTAACATGGAATAAAGGTAATGTAGAATTAGAAAATGGTTCTAAGATTATATCTGCTTCGACATCATCAAGTGCGATTCGAGGAGGTTCTTTTAACTTAGTATTCTTAGACGAGTTTGCTTTCGTGCCAACCAATATGGCAACTGAATTCTTTAACTCAGTCTATCCTGTAATTTCTTCTGGTAAATCTACCAAGATTTTTATTGTTTCTACACCAAACGGTATGAATCTGTTCTACAAGATGTGGCAAGATGCCATTGAGAAGAAGAGTAGTTATGTGCCACTCAACATTCATTGGTCGGATGTTCCAGGTCGTGACCAAAAATGGCGTGAAGAAACTATTAGAAATACCAGTGAAGAACAATTCAGACAAGAGTTTGAAACTGAGTTCTTAGGTTCATCTAATACACTTATCTCTGGTCCTAAATTACAGACTATGAGATATACTAATGCTTTAGGTAAACATCAAGACATGGATATCTATGAACATCCAGTCAAAGAAAATGAAGATGGTACTGTTAAAGATCATCTATACGCAATTTGTGTAGACGTGGCAGAAGGTAAACAACTAGATTCTTCAGCATTTACTGTGATAGATGTGTCGACCACACCATATAAATTTGTAGCCAAGTATAAGAGTGCAGCTATTTCACCTATACTTTTCCCAACTATTATTCATAATGCAGCTAGATATTATAACAATGCATACATTTTGGTTGAGATAAATAATAATCCACAGGTAGCAGAAATTCTACATTCTGACCTAGAGTATGAAAACTTAGTGAAGATTATGACGGGTAATAAGAAAGCTCAGCAGATTTCAGCTGGCTTTGGTAGAGGTATACAATTAGGTGTTCGTATGACACCTCTTGTCAAACGTGCCGGATGTTCTAATTTAAAAACATTAATAGAGTCCGACAAGTTACTAATTGAAGATTTTGATACAATATCTGAACTTTCAACGTTTGTGGCTGGTAGAAGTTCATATGAAGCAGAAGAAGGTGCTAATGACGATTTGGTCATGACTCTTGTTCTATTTGCTTGGATGACCACCCAAAAGTATTTTAAAGATATAGTATCACATGACATACGAAAACAATTACAATTACAGCATTTTTCACAAGTAGATGAAGAGATATTACCAGTTGGTGAACTAAATGATGGTTTAGATGTGCCTTTTATGGTAGAAAATGGTGATGTTTGGGTAACCGGACCAGGTGATCCTTATGCTGAATATTTCAAAGATATAACCAAGGGTCTATAAAAGTTGCGATTCATAAATACATGTATAGCAAAGTCTATATTCCCACATATTATAAAATTATAAGGAGAAAAAAATGGGGTTTCAATTATCTCCAGGCGTAAATGTTTCTGAAATTGACTTAACCACGGTCATACCTTCAGTTTCAACTACAGCCGGTGCCATTGTTGGTGAATTCGTTTGGGGTCCAGTAAACAAAAGAATTCTCGTTGATAGCGAAATAACACTCGTAAATCGTTTTGGTAAACCTGACAGTAATACATACGTATCATTCTTATCTGCAGCTAACTTCTTAGCATACGGTAATAACCTTAGAGTTGTTCGTGTTGTTAATGAAACATTAGGTGCTTCAGCAAATAACGCTACATCAGTTGGTACAGGTGTATTAATTAAGAATGAAGACGATTATGAAAATAACTTTTCAGCAAATACATATACTGACTTCGGACCATTCTACGCAAGATATCCTGGTGAACTAGGTAACAACCTTGATGTTGTTGCTTGTGCTAATACAGCAGGTTTCTCAGATTGGATTTATACGACTGCAAATAATGATGATATTGATCTTTCAACATATTTTGATAGTGCTCCAGGCACTTCACTCTATGCTTCATCAGTTGGTGGATCAAGTGACGAATTACATATTGCAGTTATCGATAGAACTGGTAAAATTTCAGGTACAGTTGGTACTGTATTAGAAACATTTTCTCATGTATCTAAAGCTTTTGATGCTAAAAACGATGATGGTAGTCCAAACTACTATGTAACTAAAATTTTCAACAACTCAGAATACATTTATGTGGCAGCACATTGGTGGGCTGGTTGGGGTGCAACTGCTGTAGGTACAGATTTTGGTACTGCTACTCCAAATATTGATAGAAATCCAAGTGAACTTTCTGGTGGTCGTTTTATTGCAGCTACTACTGCTAACTACACTTCTGGATGGGATTTATTTGCAAGTGCTGAACAAGTAGATGTATCTCTTCTAATTGGCGGTAACGCTTCAGAAGTTGCAGATGCATTACAAGAACATATTGCTGATATTGCTACATCACGTAAAGATTCAGTAGCGTTCTTATCACCAACTAGAGCTCTTGTAGTTGATAATCCAGTTAATACTGCTGATGAACTTGTAAACTACAGAAACAACACTTTAACAATTAACAGTTCATATGCATTTATGGATTCTGGTTGGAAATACCAATTTGACAAATACAATAACGTTTATCGTTATGTACCACTCAATGGTGATACTGCTGGTCTATGTGTGTATACAGATAACGTAAGAGATCCATGGTGGTCACCTGCTGGTTTCAATCGTGGTATTATCAAAAACGTTGTTAAATTAGCATGGAATCCAACAAAGACAGATAGAGATACAATCTATCCAGCTGGTGTTAATCCAGTAGTCGCTTTCCCTGGTGAAGGTGTGGTCTTATTTGGTGACAGAACAATGCAATCTAAACCATCTGCATTTGATCGTATCAATGTTCGTAGATTGTTTATTGTGCTTGAAAAAGCAATTGCGGTTGCTGCTAAATACTCTCTCTTTGAATTCAATGATGAGTTCACACGTGCAGCTTTCGTTGCATTAGTAGAACCATTCTTGAGAGATGTTAAAGGTCGCCGTGGTATCTATGACTACAGAGTTGTTTGTGATACAACAAATAACACTCCAGAAGTTATTGATTCTAATCGTTTTATTGGTGACATCTATATCAAACCAGCACGTTCAATCAACTTCATCCAGTTGAACTTCATCGCTGTAAGAACAGGTGTTGAGTTTAGTGAAATCGTTGGGAAATTCTAATAAATAGAATAATAGGAGAAAAAACATGGCATTTAATGTAACAGAATTTAGAGCAAACCTCTTAGGAGACGGTGCTCGTCCAAATCTGTTCCAAGTTTCGTTAACCTTCCCAGCCGTCGCTAATTCACCAGTAGCAGGACAAAGACTTTCTTTCCTTGCTAAGACAGCACAGTTGCCAGGTTCAACAGTTGGAACAGCACCATTGTATTACTTTGGTCGTGAACTTAAATTTGCAGGTAACAGATCCTTCCCAGATTGGTCTATTACAATTATTAACGATGAAGATTTCAATGTGCGAAATGCATTTGAAACATGGATGGATGCTTTAAACAGCCATTCACTCAACGTTAGAAATCCAGCTGCATTTAATCAGTTGTTATATACATCTGATGCTAAAGTTACACAATTTAGTAAAACTGGTGCACCATTAAAAACTTATAACTTTGTAGGTTTATTCCCAACAGATGTTTCACCAATCGAATTAGATTGGGGCACAAATGATAGTATTGAAGAGTTTAGTGTTACACTAGCTTATCAATATTGGGAATCAGATACTACTAGTTAATATTATGTTATATTACGTATTAGGGGAAGGTTTCGGCCTTTCCCCTTTATACATTTTGACACTTGAAGGAGTATAATTTTGGCATTTTCACTTTTTGGTTTTCAAATTTCACGTCAAGAAGACGATGAAAATAAAGCTTCTCAACAGTCTTTTGTACCGCCACCTAATGATGACGGTGCTCTCACCATTTCCCAAGCCGCATACTACGGCACATATGTTGATTTAGATGGTACGGCAAAGAATGAGGTAGAACTCATTGGTCGTTATCGTGAGATGGCTATGCAGCCAGAAATTGAATCAGCTATTGAAGACATAGTAAATGAAGCCATCGTTCAAGATGATGATGGAACTTCTACTAAAATTGTTTTAGATAAACTAGAACAATCAGATAAAATTAAAAAAGCAATTGAAAACGAGTTTAATACCGTTTTAAAATTACTTAACTATAACAATATGTCACAAGACATATTCAAACGATACTATATCGATGGTCGTTTATTTTACCAAATTATGGTAGATAAAGATAATCCGGTATCTGGTATTAAAGAATTAAGATATATTGACCCACGTAAGATTCGTAAGATTCGTGAGGTTAAGAAAGATAAAGACCCACGTAGTGGTGTTGAATTAATGAATGTAGTTAATGAATACTACATCTTTAATGATAAATCAATTAATGGTTCACAATCAAATTATGGACCGGTAGGAGCTAGAATTGCAAAAGATGCTATTATTAATGTTAATTCTGGTCTTATGGATTCTCGTAGAGCATCAGTTTTATCCTACTTACATAAAGCTATTAAACCTCTCAATCAATTAAGAATGATTGAAGATGCGGTAGTTATCTATCGTATCTCTAGAGCACCAGAAAGACGTATATTCTATATTGATGTAGGTAATTTACCTAAGATGAAAGCGGAACAATATCTCCGTGACATTATGGTCAAGTATAAAAACAAACTTGTCTATGATGCTAACACTGGTGAAGTCCGTGATGATCGTAAATTCTTATCAATGATGGAAGACTTTTGGTTACCACGTAGAGAAGGTGGTAAAGGAACAGAAATTCAAACATTACCAGGTGGTCAAAACCTTGGTGAATTAGAAGATGTAAAATACTTTGAGAAGAAATTATACAAATCTCTCAATGTACCTATCTCTAGACTTGAACAAAGCACAGCGTTCTCTATTGGTCGTGCTACAGAAATTACTAGAGATGAATTAAAGTTTTCTAAATTTGTATCTAAATTAAGAAACAAGTTTACCGAATTATTTGATCATGCTTTAAGAGTTCAATGTGTTCTCAAAGGTATTTGTACCGATGAAGAATGGACTGACTTTAAAGAACAAATCTATTATGATTTTATTAAAGATAATAACTTTGCTGAACTTAAAGATGCAGAATTATTAAGAGAAAGATTAACATTATTATCATCAATTGATGCTTATACAGGTAGATACTATTCAATGGATTGGATCCGCCGTAACGTATTACGATTCAATGATGATGAAATTGCTAAAATTGATTCAGAGATTAAGAAAGAACGTAAAGATGGTATTCCAATGCCAGCAGACGTTCCATATGTTGGTATGGAAATTGAAGGTAGTGGTAAGGCAGCACAAGCACCTACAATGACACAACCTATGCCTGAACCAGCACCTGGACAACCACAGGACACTGGCGGTGGAGATTTGAATCTTAAAGAAGAAAATAAAATTTCTAGACTTACCAAAGTAATATAAATAACTTAATAATCATTTGGAGATTAATAAAATGACAGACCCAAGACAAATTATCGATTACGCAGCTGACGAAGACGCAGTAGGAGTTCGTGAAGCCATGTATTCAGCACTCTATGACAGAGTGACAGCAGCTATCGAAGCTAAGAAACAAGAAGTTGGTGCTACGTTAGTTGGTGGTATGCCTCTTGCTACAGAACAAGTTCAACAAGAAGAAGATACTCTTGATGAAAAATGGGCTAAAGAAGAAAAAGGCGAAAAAGAAGAAGGTCACGAAGACGAAGCAGAAGACAAAGCCATGATTAAAAAAATGGTTAAAAAGGATGCTTTAAAGTAATATGAAGACCTTAGGTGACTTTGTTGCTTCAGACACAGTTGCAGAAGAGATCGAACAGTTAGAAGAAAATAAATCTAGACCACACGATCCTCCTGCGATGTTGGTTATGCGTAGGAAGTCTATTAGACAATTTCCTAACGGACAAAGAGTTGCTTTATATTATATTGATAAGTTGAAGAAGTTTGTAACAATACCATATGACGATGAAAACGTAAGTTTATCACCAAATATGTCGATGGTTAAAGAAGATGTAATGAATCATTTAAATGATATCGTCACTTCTGGTACAGGTAAAAGAATTAGTTTTAAAGATGGTTCATCTGTTAAAGTAGACCGACAAACTGCTCATGCAGTTCTTAAAGTTCACGGTGCTTTAAATGATGAGAATAAAGAGAAAGTTAAAGATATGGCACATAAAAGTAAACAACATTTTATGAAGGTTGTGGACTTTGCCTGGAAGCATACAAAATAGAGGATAAAAAATGGCAAATCAATTTACATACCAAGTAATAAAAGATACCAATACACATTCGGTAATTAAACTTACAGGTTTTTTTGACGGTGCATCTGGTGACGAATCTAATACAAAAAGAATTGTAGCTAATTCACTTTTTGGTGCTTTAGATAGTTCAAAGGCAAATCTTTTATCTTCAACATCAAATACAGGTGCAAACAATTACTATGGTCTATCTGTAAGTAAAGTTTGGTACACTTGTGCTACATCTAATACAGGTCATGTTCGTTTATACTGGACTGCTGACACTAATCAAACTATTATGGGTTTTGGTAGTGGTTCTGGCGCATATAATGACAATGGTAATATGGTTACAATTCCTAATTCAGCACGTGGCACATCAAATGCTAATGGTAACATTGGTATTCAAACATACGGTATGGGTGCATTAGCAAATTCAATCTACAATATTGTTATTGAATTACGTAAAGACAACTATGAATATAGTCGTGGTCAAGATAGAGATCCAGCTGCATTTAACTATCCTCCATATGATTTAACACCATAATAAGAGAAAACTATGAAACTCATTAAAGAAGTATTCGAAACAGTTGATTTTATTACCGAAGAAAAAGACGGTAAGAAACAACTTTATATTCAAGGTCCTTTCCTCCAATGTGAGAGAAAGAATAGAAACGGCCGTCTATATCTTAAAGAAACCATGCGTAAAGAGGTTGAAAGATATACTGAAGAATATATTAACAAAAATCGTGCCTTTGGAGAATTAGGTCATCCTGATACTCCTTCAATCAATCTAGACCGTGTATCTCACATGATTGTGGGTTTACATGAATCAGGTAATGATTGGATTGGCAAAGCAAAAATTCTTGATACACCTTTTGGTACTATCGTCAAGAATCTTATCGAAGGTGGTGCTCAATTAGGAGTATCTTCTAGAGGTATGGGTTCATTGAAGTCACAAAACGGTGTCAATGTTGTTCAAGATGATTTCTATCTAGCCACAGCGGCAGATATTGTCGCAGACCCGTCTGCGCCTGATGCGTTTGTTCAAGGCATCATGGAAAATAAAGAATGGATGTTAGTAGATGGTGTTTGGACCGAGATGCATCAAGAGCAAGCAAAAACGTTAATTAAACGTGCTACTCAAAGGGACATCGAAGAGGTATCAATGCACATATTTAAGAACTTCATTCAAAAGTTATAATAATATAAATAACCAATATACAAAAAAAAGTCCAAGGAGATTTTCAAATGACTAAAAAACTTAAACTTT